CAATGCAGCCTGCGTGATATGTAGTGATAAGTTTAGCAGTTTATGGCAAAAAGAAAGTAAGAAGTTGCAGGGTTTTCCGGTAGATATTGAGAAGTCTACTAATCATGTAGATGATCATATCCAATCTATAACAAATAATGTGCCGCTTAACGAAGTGACCTATGTAAAATTTTTTGGTGGGGAACCTTTGTTTACTGATACTCATTTAAAATTTTTACAAAAAATACCTCATCCAGAAAAAGTCACGGTGCATTACACTACCAATGGTAGCATTTTTCCAAAGTCTCATGTAATAGATGTTTGGAAAAAATTTAAAACTATTGTTTTTGCTGCCAGCATTGACGGAGTAGAAAAGCAATTTGATTATGTGAGATGGCCGCTAACGTGGGACAAGGTCAGCAGTAATCTCATCAGACTAAAAGAAGCTTCTTTGCACAATGTAATGTTTAGGGTAGAATTTACTGCTAACTTTCTAAATACTTTCTATTTTGATCGGCTGGAGCAATGGATAAAAAATAATTTTTCAAGCAATGTTTTTGGAGATCCCACAGAGGTTAACATTCATGATTGTGTTAACAGTCCTTTTTCATTGGATCATATGCCAGCAAACTTGCGTTGCTTAATCATGGAAAAGTATCCACAAGATCATGTCATACACGGGCTAGTGAAAAATCTTGCCAACAATCGAGACCTTGGGGAATTTTACGATTTCGTAAATGTCTGGGACGTTCGGAGGCGGTTACACTGGCAAGATTGTTTCTCTGAAATAGTAGATCATATTTCCAAATCATAAATTTGGATATCACGCAAACATGAATTTGATATGTTTTCCGCACTATACTTGTGGTGGGTTGATGTGCGATTTATTGTCTAATACATTTTCTCCGGTTGGAAAAAACGGAGGTATCGATTCAATTTTGCACAAGATCGGCAAGATTGGAGATTCAGACATGGTGTTTGATCAATTTGATATTGGCACCTTTATAGACAAACTAAAAAAAATAAATGGGGGACAACATCAGTGGGTTGGAACTCATTGTTGGCCGGGGAATATTGATTTAGATTTTTTAGATAAAATCATTGTCATCACCACTTCTACATACCGAAGCAAGATTTATAGATGGGTCCGTGCTTATCACCATTACTTCCTATCATCCAAACCGTGGTTAGAAGTTCAAAAACAACAACGCATTGACAAAGAAAGAGAAACCGCAAAAAACTATCTTGATTCTTTTCGTCCTGTGCATTCACCTAAAATCATAAATTTAGAATTTGCTGAGGTAGTAGAAAATCGGCAAGAATTTACCACTTTGATAAATGATTTAAATCCAATCGCAGATATAGATTTGCACATGGATAGATGGCGAGCACTGAATAAATTTTTATATGACAAAGAAATTTGGTCAAGCGACCCTTGCCAACGTTTTTATGAAGCTGAATTAGAAACACAACACAATAGATTTTATGTCTATGAATAAAATTTATTGTTTGGGAGATGGATATGCACATGGGCATATCTGGCCAGAATGGCCGCAAATCCTCCAAGTTTTATTACCCGACTACGAGATCATCACTGGCACTGGAATTGGAGCTGGCAATGAGTTTTTGATTGACAACCTGTTGAATTTTGATTGTCAAAATCAAACAGTGATTTTTCAGTGGGCACAACCCCGCAGATTTGACAAATTACTGCAAGACGAACAATGGAAAAATCTTGCTGCACAAGATCCTGTATATCATTTTAATTTTGAAAACAATGCATCAGGAACTTGGTGGCTGTCTAGCAATAGTCAAAATGCAAGGATACAGGAATATCATGAGTTTTTTATACAAAATCACCAAGCAAATTTACGATTAGCGTCTCAGAAGACATTGGTAGAAAATTATTTGCAAAACAAAAAATGCCGTTATTGGTTTACAAGCACACAACAGCAAGAGAAATTTTGTAGATCACATCCCGACAAAATACGACGTGGAAGCGAGATCCAACCCAGTCCAATCATGCATTTTTATTTTGTTGTTGAATGCATCCGACCCGCACTTAATCTTACTGTAGATAGTCAATTGCAAAGTGCTACATATGCCTTGATCGCACAGCATGAATGGGCGGCTTATGATCCAGATCGCGAGTCAATCTGGCAAGAAATCTGTGCGAAAATACATTCCATATACAAAACAACAATGAATAAATAATCCAAAGGTCATGGCCCAAGATGCAAAAACGCACCCGCAGCATATTAGAAGAACTAGATGCGATATACGTGGAACGCCATGAAGATCGTGATCGCCGCTACATCATTGAAAGCCGGGCAAGCAACGTGATTGCAAGTGCTGTGCGATTGGTAGAGCAGATCGAAGCAGCATATCCTGCTGATCAGGCAGAGAATCTGGTGCGTAAACTGCTGAACGCCATACGCACCAAAGACGCGGCCAAATTCGCCCGCACAGTGAGAAGAACCGATGCAGATCTATGAGGTAACACAGGCAAAGTTGCAAGAATCATTGCTGGGCAACATGCTGGGCGACATGTTTTTTGGTGCCACTGCTGCGGGCATCAATGCTGTGCGTGGCATGCTGACCAAGGATCCTGAACTGATGAAACTGCCCTTGGATCAGCGAGCCAAACGCATAGCAGCCTCTGATCAACTGCGTGGTGAAGCAATTAAGACTCTGCAGGCATGGAATGGCCATATAGCACAGATCACCCGGGCCAATCAAAATCAACCGCCCAGCGAAGACATGTACAAACAGGCCATGATGGACTGGATAAACAAAAATCTGTTCGCCAACAAAATCTCCAGCCAAGCACCGGGCATAGATAGATCTGTGCAAGACATCATCACGAGATCCTGGACACAGAACAGTGATCCACGTGCCATGCTGCAGAACATGAGCCAATTATTGAGTGTGGCCATGGCAGCCCAGGTCACTCCGGCCAATCTCGAAGCTAGCTTGCCCGACAAACAGCAGATCACATTGCAGCGTACCATTGGATCTACCACAAGCAATTTCAACTATCAATGGAACGCCAACGCCAACCGTTGGGAATTATTGGCACCGGCCGGTCCCAGTGCTGCTTCGGGGTATAGATATGTGCCCATTGATCGTCGCGATCCTGTACACAACGAACTTACCATGCAGGTGCTGGGAAGATCCGCATGATCCTGGCCGAAGGCGGCAACATCTTCAAAGATGCTGATGGTGTGCCTGTCACACAGCGTATAGCACAGACTGACATCAAGCCCACCCTGGTATGGCTGGAACACATGTTGCCTGGACTGGATCTCCGCAACAACATGCTGGGATCCACAGGACTCAAGCCCACTTCTGGTGACATCGACATCGCTGTGGATGCCAACACAGTGACCAAGGAACAGTTGGTAAAGCGGCTCACGGATTGGGCTGTGGCCAACAAGTTTGATCCAAAGGACTGGGTGCGGAAATCGGGTGTGGCCGTGCATTTTAAAACGCCCATCGTGGGCATACCCGAGCGTGGCTATGTGCAGACCGACTTCATGTTTCTCAACAAGCCCGAGTTCTCCAAGTTCATACTGCGTCAGGATCCCAACAGCGAATACAAGGGTGCCACCCGCAACGTGTTGCTGAATTCCTTGGCCAAGAGCATGGGCCTCAAGCTCAATCAAAACGACGGTATCATGGATCGGACCACCAATGAACTGATCACGGATGACCCTGACCGCATAGCCCAGATGCTGCTGAACCCCAGGGCCCGTCGCGAAGATCTTGGGTCAGTGGAAAAGATCCTGGCACAGTTAAAAACAGATCCCAAACGTGATGCCAAACTGGCCGACTTCCGCGATCACATGCAGCGTGCAGGCACGCCGCTGGACGAAAACATAGGCTATACTGAAGTGAACTGGATGGCCCGACTGCGAGATCGCATCATGGTACAGGGCATGCAGGTCATCACCGAAGGGGTACGTATCGAACATCCCGAAGATCGAGTCTTGGATGCCGGCAGCCGAGGACTGACACAAGCTCTGCAGGGTATCTTGGCAGCGGCCCGGCAGCCCGAGACCACCACGGTGAAATGGGACGGCCGGCCGGCCATCATCTTTGGCCGCAAGCCCTCAGGCGAGTTCGTGCTCACAGACAAGTCAGGCTTCTTGGCCAAGGGTTATGATGGCCTGGCCACAAGTCCTGAGCAGATCGAACAGATCATGACCGCTCGCGGTGGTGAACGCGGTGAACTGGTGGCCATCTACAAAAAACTGTTCCCCATGCTGAGACGCACAGTGCCCCAAGACTTCCGTGGCTATGTGCAGGGCGATCTTTTGTA